CATATCCATGGCATACTTATACTCATCTTGATGCTGTTGATAAACCCAATCTGTAATGGCTTTTTCCTTGGGATCAAAGGCATAACCGTGATTGAGATTCCATGCCATTTCTCTTTCATCCAGACCGCCAATGTATTTCATACCATCCAAATAGTGCTTGTAGAAAGACTTTCGGACGTAAGGAACCATTGTCCAATCCAGATGCGTAGCGCTGACACCGCCAAACTCCTGAAGGCTTTGAAGCTGCGCGACAACTGCGACAAGTTGAAAGGCTGTATTGACACTCCCTGCAGGGCGAATATCCGTCTGCCGTGTGTTAAATCCATTTGCCAGAAGGTCATCATAAGGAATGCTCATGCAGTTATGATCTCCAATGGGATAGGAAGAAAGATCGTGAGTGTAGATTTCGTTATTGAGATGATTCCTGCGAGCCATATCGGACATACAGAAATTGAGAGCGTACTGGCGCATCATCTCGTTTGTAGCCTCTCCGACACGCCCACCGAAGGAGCGCTCATCCACGTTTGCGTTTTGATTCTGAACGTCCAATGCCTCAATCTTTGGCTTCAATGAGGCGAGGAACTCGTGGGTATTATTGCGAATTGCCTCGCGCTTATAGCGATAACGAACATATTCCTTGGCAACGTCTTTTCTATCAGACGCCATCAGGCAGGACTCCACAAGATCCTGAATTTCTTCTACTGACTTATCCTCTTCGATAGCAGAAATGCGCTCTGCAATATGAGCTGCAAGCGCACGGTCTACAGAAACCGTTCGTTCCATCGCCGAGCAGATTGCGTTAACAATCTTGCTGCCATCGAATGAAACCACAGTCCCGTCTCTTTTGATTACGTTTTTCATGGGAATCTCCTTTATTACTTCAAGTCAATTTCCTCAAGCTGTGCCCTCATCTCAAGCACATAGAGATATTCGCCCATTGCTTTTGCCTGACGCTTCAGCAGTTCAAGCGGGCAGTCCGGTTGGAAATCCAGCGTACCAGCCTCATACTTGATAATCATCAGGTGCAGGCGCTGGTAGCGCTCCTTGGTCTGATAATACTCAGCACGGAAGCGATCTTTGTAATTATCGCTAAGCATCAGGTCTACGGTATTTTTTAGTGGCATCCTTCATCACCTCCTTTTATGCGTCGCTGGCTTTGAAGTTATAGACAGGCTGCATAATACGATCAATGCTGACAGTATCTCCAATAGCAGAGACGATCTGTTCCATCGGTTTATAAGCCATGGGCGATTCATCCTTGGTGGCTTCGCAGACGGACGTAGTATAGATACCGTGCATAGACTCCTGAAACGCCTGCATGTCTACTTTGGCTTTAGCTTCTGAACGGGACATAATGCGTCCCGCGCCGTGAGGAGCAGAATAATTCCAATACGGATTTCCCTTTCCTGTACACAGGAGTGTGCCATCACGCATATTCATGGGGATAACCAGCCGTTCACTGGAGAGCGCAGAGACAGCTCCTTTACGAAGGACATGCTGCCCATCAGGGAGTCTGGTGATATAATTATGTTTGGTATCAATGATGTCATCATAAACATCATCCGGCCAACCCATGTAGTCAGCAACAATAAATGCAATACGCTTGCGGTTTCGTTCAGCATATGCCTGACAGATTTTCATGTCATCAAGATAATCCTGCATAAGCCGTCCGCTGAGATGAGCTACCTGCTTAGGCAACTTTTGTACAGGATGAGCCTTGAGGTAGGCTTCGATCTCCTGTTGACGGCCTTGCCGTTTCAATTCATCAACCGCTTTTTGACGTGCCTCATCCCATTTACTGCACTGCTTATGGGCTTCGTTTTGATAATACTCTGCCACCTGCTTGCCAAGATAACGACTTCCTGTGTGAATCAGGAGCCAGTATTCTCCTGTAACATCCCAGTCAATCTCAATGAAATGATTGCCTCCGCCAAGCGTACCCAAGGAAAGCGCCGCTCTATCCAGATCCACATGATCTTTGCAATGAAGTTTATCCAGCTCGGTTTGATCTCTGCGAATAGCAAGGATGCTGCTGCGGGAATGAACCTCAAAACCGCTTGGGACACGCTTGCGGATAACAGAATCCAGCTTGGAAAAGTCCGGATGCTTATCCAGTTTGAGATGCGCCGCAAGCACACCGCAGCCAATATCAACGCCGACAAAGTTTGGAATAACCGCGTTAGAAATTGTCATGGTCGTTCCGATGGTACAGCCTGCCCCGGCGTGGCAATCAGGCATGATGGCAAGGTTTTCGCCGGCCAGACTTTCAAGGTTGCACATCTCAATGATTTGGCTCATGGTTGCGTCATCAATGCCGGCGTTTGTCATTACCTTGGCAGTATTGTATTTGCCGCTTACTGTAAACATATATTTCTCCTTTTAGTTATCCCACAGGGGTTCATCAAAATAAGAACAGATATAAAGCCCGCAGTCGCACACGCCCTTCTCTTCAAAGGCAAGGCATGGGCACTTATTATCTTTGGTGTTCTTCTCTTTATTGAGGCAGTAACCGCCGTTGGATTTAATACGCTTCTTCAAATTGCGAACAAACTCTTCGTCCGGGTTGAGGATATAACCGTCCTTCATAGGAACCTCCTTACGCTTTATAGTAGATCCAGAGGCAAACGCCATATGCAAGCAGCCAGAGGAACGGAACCCAATTAGGATCAATCATTTTGATCCACCTCGCGACTCGTGTAGTCGCGGCATGGCGCGTCATTCATGGCTATCACCTTCCCACAGCGTTTCCTCCATCTCTTCTGCAGTCGGCTTGCGCAGCCAGCAGCGCCATTTTTCCCCATAGGTTGCTTCAAAAAATTGGCTATTTACCAAACGCTTTACCGTTGCTGTGCTACCGAAAGCAAGTTCCGGAAGGTCAATTATCATCCAGCGATTTACGTTGCGATCCTTTTCTTCATACCACAACGGCGTAGCATCCGCGCCGCCTTCGCAATATGCTTCCACTTCTTCCAACGTCAGCACGCGATTCTTCGGTTCGACGCGGCTCTCAAGCTGCTCGATGTAGGCGAGCGCGTCAGTGATAATATCCCGTGAACAGCTGAAAGCCACACGCTCCATACTAAATGTCCGCCCGTGTTTATATGGACAATCGTTGCACGCGCTTCCATCCTTGTGACACTCAAGGGCTTTCTTGATCTCGTCAGGCGTTTTCATGTTCTATCTCCTTTTCCCGCATCCATCTCAGATTTAAGTTGCAAAACCGTTTTCACAAGCTCATCATTTGTCACGTTTTCCTTTCCAAATAAGGATTTTTTAAGTTGACGGCAAGTTTCAATCGCCGAAATCGCCGTTCGTGGCTGCTCAATCCACTCGTCATAGACGGCGGTTCGATTGGCGTTTATCGGTTTTGCCCGGTATCTAGCAAAAAAGTCAATGTTGTCATTTAGCCATTTAAGTGCACGCTCCTCGGTGGTGTTCATCGCTCTTCCTCCTTCGCCAGCTTTTCGAGCATGTCGGCGGCTTTCCGCTTTACATAGTCGTTGCAGCCGACTAATTCCTCGATACACATGCAAGGGCAACCCTCGCACGTCGCCCCCGCGCAAAGCCTCAGCGCGGTCACCAGTTCCTCGGCGTTCAGCTCCGGCTTCGGCTTTTCCTCCGCATACTTGCACACCTCCGGGTGCTCGCTCGTCGGGCATGTGTCACCGCCATACGGACACTTGCTATTGGCGCAGGCATAATCACGCTCGAAATACCATTTGCATTTCATTCAGCATCCTCCTCAGAATCGGTCATTTCGTGCCATCCCCAGTCAACACAATCAAAGATAACTTCGCGAGCCTGTTCTTCAATTTCAGAATCCGTTGCGTTGTCATCAACCTCGAACTCTTCTTCGATAGCACATCCCGCAAAGCCAGTCTCCAAATACGCCCTGATCTTTTTCATCTTTTATGCCTCCGTCAATTCTCCACACGATAAAAGAACTCACGGTTCAGGTACGGGATCTGTGCTTCCAGTTGAGAAATCATGCTCTCCACACATTCCCGAAGCTCAGGGGCTGCGTGTGAGTTTTTATCCCGCTGCTTAACGATATGGGCGAACTCTGTACAGTTACAGCGCACAAGGAAGTTGGAAGGGATACTGAGCGGCAGGAGACCGCGTGTTACATCCCGGTTCTTCTCCATGCTTTCCAGCACATAGCCGCCGGGTGCGCGGACAAAAGCGTTGCCATGCTCATCCACAAAGTGTTCCGGCATGTCGATCTTCATAGCGGCAAGCGCTTCATCCATGGTGAGAATCTTACCCTGATACCAGTCGGACT